AAAGGTTACGGTATCTGCTGTAAAGATTGCACCTGTTGTTGAAATGGCATTGACTATTGCACCATTTACAAAATTCGTTCCGGTAATAGTTACTGACGTTTGAGCGTTAGTAATGGTATCAGGAGATAAAGATGTAACTGTTGGTAAAGTAATAGCAGTGACTGACTCACCATTAACCGTTAAAGTTGGAACCGATAATGTAGCACCACCTGCAACAGCGACTGTCTGGCCTGATTGACCAACTGTTACTGTACCAGAAGATTCTTGGATAATATCATTACCGTCTTGATCTTGTACTGTGTCTACTTTTAATATTCCTGCCATTATGATACCGTTAATAAAGTTGATGCAGATCTTCCTGCAAAACCTGTGTTATTCTCTACTCTAATATAATATGTGCCTGCAATCAATGTAAAATTACAAGTTAGAGAACTTGAACTGTTATAAGTCACTGTATCTGCAGTATTTATTGCACCTGTTGAACTAATTGCTTCAACGACCGGTGTTGCAATGAATCCGGATCCAGTGATACTTATTGACGTTTGAACGGATGCTGATGCAGTAGTAGGTGAAATACTTGACACCGTTGGAAAAACTCTTCCAGTAACCGATTGACCATTAACCAATAAACTATCTGCAGTCAAAGTTGCACCTGATGGAATCGTCACCGTATTTCCGGATGCAGCCATCGTCACTGTTCCACTTGACTCATTAATGATATTAGATCCGCTACTATTTTGTATAGTATCGTTTTTTAAGATACTGGCCACGAGTTACCTCGCATTCGCTGGTATGTTGTTAGTTCCAACTAAAGGTGCTGCTGCAAATGCCATGTAGATGTATGTTGCTCCACTGGTATTTTCATTTCCATTAGTATTTCTTATTTTAAAACCATTACTTAAAAAATCTTTTGAATAACTTGTAGATGATGTGTCTGTATCTGTGGTATCTGGAAACAATCTTATTAATGCAGGATTATCTACATCTCTTTTGTTATCTTGAATGATCCATGAACCAGCACTGCTTGTTTTTTTTATCATAATCCAAGCTGGTCGAAATCCTGTGTAAATAAAACTGCCGTCTGAATCTCCATTACCAATATAAGAACCAAACTTGCTATAACCAGTTTTCTCTGCGAAGCAGTAGGCTATAACACTTTTGCTACTTGGATTATATCTGCTAGATGTACCTATAGTAAAAACTGAACTTGTTGGAGATGTGCTATTAAAAGCATTAGAATTTGCACCAGATGAATCGGTTGTGCTTAAATATAATTCGTTCCCATTTCCAATTGCTTCAGCATAAACTCCCCAATCAACTGATGTTTCTCTATCTTTAAAAAAAATCATCTTTGGCACAGCACCTAATCCATGACCAACAGTTGCTACACTTCCTGTACCTGTATAAGACACAATACTAAATCCACTTGTAGTATTAGCACTAACAGTTGAAGTTATACTTCCATCTGTGTTTGATGAACCTGCACCATTTGCTTTCCAGTTCCATGATGCGTAATTTCTTCCACTGCCATTTTCTTGTCCATCACTTCCAACACTAAAACCATCACTATCAAATGAAGTTAGAGATTGTGAAGATGTTGCTTCTGCACCTGACGTATTTGACCTTAAGGTTTTGGTAGCACCTCTAACTGCATCATATAAAGCATGAGAATTTGTTGTAGTTCTACTTTTTATCCATGTCCAATCTGGCTGAAAACCAACACCTGTAATAGATTGAGTTGAACCATTACCTGTATAAAGTTTAGTATTAAAATAATCTCCAGATTTATTGATAGTTGTATAAGCCATTATAAGTTTAATCCTTTTGTTGATAAGGCAGTATAGCCTGTTGGTACATCATATTCAAATATTCCATTTCCAGATGCGTTAGTTCCTGCACTAGATACTGCTGTTGTTCCGAAGTAGCCATTGCCGAAGTTAAAATCTAAACTTTCAGATGTGCTATAAACTGCTGAAGCAGGTAGCCAAACATCATCAGTTCCACCACTTATTGCTAAGTCAGTTCCCCAAGATAATATTGTTCCATTTTTATAAAATGAAACTGTATTGTTATCCATATTTAAAGCTACACCACAAATATCTCCTGATGAAAATGTTGGAGATTGACTTCCTGTAATTGAACCATTTATATTATATTGTCCATCTCCATAAATAGATGTATTTCCTGATAAACTTTGAACAGTACCTCCAAACATATTTGTTCCAGCATTTGAAACACCTATGTTTAAATTACCAGTAGTGCTACCATTAAGTTTTACTTCCCAATACCATTTACCAGATGAAGCACCAAAAGTTCCTCTTGAATGACACCATGATGATTGATTTCCTGTAACATGAAGATTACCTTGTGATAATATTTGTGCATTACCACTATCACTACCAACACTAATTAAAGGATTTAATGTAGCAAAAACATTGCTTGGACAATCTTCTGTTTTTGTAAGTGTACCACCACCAACTGTAAAGTTATTACTATTACCAGATTGGTCTGTAACTGAATTACCATCTTTTAAAATAAAGAAACCATTAGTTCCATAAGTTACACTAGGAGAAGTATTTATTTTCCATTCTCCAGTTGTGCTGTCTGTTGAACCAAAGTATGATGCGTCATAAGCAGTTCCATCTATAAAGTGAACATGAGACATTGAGCCATCAAAATAAGCACTATGACCAATTAAAAATCCAATAGTATTTGCTGTACCAGAATTATTAAACAAAGTGTCATAATTTTGAGATGGATAAGTAGCTGTTGCAAATGATGTTTCTTGCACTCCATTTAAATAATATTTTACTCTGTTAGATGCTGTAGCTTGTGTGGTATCAACTGCAATTACTACATGATACCAAGCTGAAGTATCTCTTAATATTCTATTAGGTGCAATACTAATAACTTCACTACCTACATATTCATAAAATTTTAAACAATTTTCTCCAGTTCCTGTGCTAAATTGTAATCCACCCTCTGTACCAGAAGTTCCAGCAGTAATTACTTTTTGATTATTTCCAGTTTTACTTCTTTTTATCCATGCACTAATAGTAAAAATTTTTCTGTTACCTGTACTACTTGGTGTTCTTGTTAAATATGTGCTAGCCATTAGTTAAATTGTCCCCCACCTGTTGCACCGAAGCTAGATGTTAAGCTAAACTGTCTATCTGCTGTTTGACCTTCAGCATCGGTTGCTCTTAATGTAAATGTATAAGTCGCTGCAGTTGTATTACTACCTGCAAAGTCTGTAGTTGTTATCACACCTGTTGATGAATTTAAAGAACAATTTGCAAGTGATGAATTAGTTAATACGTTTGTTGTCTCACTATATGTGATTGCTGAATCTGAAGTTGCTGCAACGGTTGCAACGGTTCCTGAAAAATTTCCTGCAATGGTACCTAATGTTCCAGCTGCTGTAGTCCAAGTTGGTGCATCAGATACAGTTAATACTGCAGTTGAAGATCTAACGGCTAAACCGTCATTGTTTTCAATTCTAATATAATAGGTTCCATCTGTTGTTAAGGTAAAATTACAAGTAAGTGATGTTGAGTTATTAAATGTAACACTGTCTGCTGGTGTAATAACTCCAGTCGTTGAGACTGCTTCAACAACAGGGATTGAAATAAAACCTGTTCCTGTGATTGTAATAGATGTTTGATCGTTAGTAATCGTATCAGGTGAAATAGATGTAAAAGTTGGATTCGCTAAAGCTGTGATTGCTTCACCGTTTAAAGTAATTGAATTTGATGCAGCAATACTATTTGCAGAAATATTTCCTGCAGTAGTAATCGTGTCTCCGGAATCTCCAACGGTAAACGTGGTTCCTGTTCTAGGTGATATTTTATTTACTTTTACTTCACTCATGTTATTCTACTAAATCCCAAGTTTGATTTGTTTCGTTCCAAGCATATCTATTCTCATCATCTGGATAAGCAACTGGTGCTTCCCAAAGACAAGTATCTTCGTTTAATATCCAACTGTTAAAAGGTTTTGGTGAAATAAAAGCATCTCTATCTTCGTCATAAGTATAACCAATACTTGCATGATTTTTTCTAAAAGGTGTTCCGCCTGTTAAATGAACTCCACCTCTTGTATTATAAGAAGTTTGTTTCCAAATTGACCAACCAGTTAATTTTGTTAAAAAATCTATTCCATTTACTTCTTGTTCTACACCATTACTATCATGTAAAACTTCATTAACTACTGATTGAACTTCAATCACTTTTCCATTTAATCCTATTTTTGCGAAACTAGCCATTATGCTGTGTAACTCCCTGAACCATTAAATTGCATTATTGTATTACTTCCTGATGTTGTAACTGTTGGACTTCCTGATGTTGTACCAGAATAACTTGCTGTTGGAACACTTAAAATAACTACACCTTTACCTCCAGATGCACCATCAACAGAAGAACCTCCTCCTCCGCCTCCGCCACCTGTGTTTGCTGTTCCAGAACCTACAGAACCATTACCAGAAGCACCACCATTGCCTCCGCCACCAGTTCCACCAGCTCCACCTGAACCTAGATAAGCACCACCACCGCCACCTCCAGCGTAAGTTACTGAAGAACCTGTTATTGAAGAAGCTGAACCAGCACCTCCAGCAGCACCAGCGTTTGAACTTGCATCTACACCAACTGCACCAGCACCTCCTCCACCAGAACCACCATTTTGACTAGAATTACTACCACCATTATTACCTTGACTTGGAGAAGTTGAGGGTGTGTTACCAGCACCTCCACTACCATTATAACCAGCACCACCGCCTGAACCACCTGATAAACCATTTCTACTTGCTGGGTCTTGACCTGCACCACCACCTCCTCCACC